CCTGTATCAATGTCTGTAGCTATAAAAGGCTTACCTGCAGGTGCAGGATCAATAAACATTTTCTTTACCCAGTGATGGCCTCTGCCGCCGGGGTTTGTGGTTGCCCTCATTGAAAGAGGTAACTCAGGGTCTGCTGTACGTAATCGTGATCTCATATAATTCCAAGCAAAAGGTGTAGCCCATTGGGTAAGTTCGTCAAAACCAATCCAACTAAATGCCAATCCTTGATACTTAGTAACATCCTGATCCTTATCTAAATAACTCATCCAAAGAGTAGCACCTGATGGTGCAGTCCACTGCATCTTACGCTCTGACCATTTAATTCCCGGCCAAATCTTAGGATACATTTCTTGTGATTTACTAATAAGTTCTCTTAGTTCTTCTGTTGTGTGACGCAGTAGTAAGCCACTAAAGTTGGAATTACCCATATACCGCAAAGGATCAGCAAGCATAGCGTAAGACTTACCACCACCAGCACTGCCTCCGTACAGGACTTCTCTTTCTCCTGATGCAAGAAAGTTTGTTTGTGGTCCCTCATTAGGCTTAAAGATAATGTTGTGATTTTCTTCAACCTCTTTAATATACTCTTGTTCAATTATATTAGACTGCGGTATTTGATTCTTCACTATCTTTTTTGCAGTCGAGCCTTTTGTTTTCGATGGCTTCCGCTTTGGAGAGCGCCGCTTTTGCATATTCTGCCCATCTGCGTAGGCTTGTAGCTTGTTGTTTTCTACTTCTTTCATTCTTTACCCGTTTCATTAACCCTACATGAGATATACTTCTACCTGTATGTGCGCTTAACCAATTAGCAACTTCTCTGTATGAGTATTGCTTTAAGTACTTTTTAGCTAGTACCAACTTATTGAGTTCGTCAGGTATAGGTTTTAATATGTTTATATCATCAGGATCAACTATATACCCAAAAGGTATTGTACGTGATATTTTAGGAATGTCAACCCACTCATTGTCTATTTGTACGTCAGTGGGTTGAGGAAGTTTCCATTTGCCTAAAGGTCTAGTCATCACACATGCAGTTGTCTGTGCTTTCTCCACAAGAACACATTTCTTTATTCTTAGCTGGCATCAACATGACACCACCCTTTGCTTCTACTTGGAGCTTTTCTGTTTTAACCAATCCAGTACGATCCAGTAGTTCCTTTGCAGCCGCAACTTTATCTCTAAGGCCCAGTTCTGTGGGGTCATAAAGACCACCGACAATAGCCATTGCAGCTTTTGGTGCATTCCTTGCCATATAATTTTGAGTTGCGTCAAGTATTTCTTCCTTCATGCTTTTAACTACATCAGTAGTGCTGTAGGTTTCTGAATACCCTGCTAGTTTCTTAGCAAGTATTACGTCACCACCTGCACCGTCAAACAGTACATTAAGAAATGCTTGTTGTTTATCTGTGAGGTTACGTGCCATTAATAAAACATCCCACCCTTACGATAGTCTTTTGCACCTGTCCTAATAAGACCACCCTTTTTTCTTTTTGTAATAGGTTCATCACTACCTTTTCCCGGTCGATCTGCCTTAGATCGTATTGGTTTTTTATTACCTAATTTATTTTTAATTTTTGGTTCTTTCTCTACTCTATCTTGATAGAAATCTTCTAATGCGCTTGAGCTAATATCACCTGCACCTGCAAAGGCAGCACTCATCAAAGCTTCTGCTTTATTAGGTGTAACGCCATATTTTTCTATAAATTCTTTTTTTAAATCTGGGTCCATTTGAGCAGCTTTAATTTCTCTACTCTTAGCTGTCCTTGTAATAGGTCCATCTTCTTTATCACTTTGAGTAATACCTAGTGCAACACGAATTTTAGCCCTTTCTCCTTCACCACCACCACGTGTGTACTGCTGTGCGCCACCTTTAGTTGTTGTTGTTTTAAGTTTACCCATTATTTTAGTTCCTTATATTTAGGTAAGCAGTACGCCACCACCTTATCTTCTAATGTAAGGGCATGTGTACTGTATCTCTTAGTAATTTCTTTAGCGTAGTAGTTGCAGTGATCAATGTTTGTAAATATCATTATGTCCTCTATTAATTCTCTAGTTACACCTAGATATACCATCAGGACAAACGTGTACATACCTACATCATTTCAAAATGTGGTGCATCAATAAATGGCCTACGACCCTGTGATCTACGTACATCAACATATGCATTCATAGCGTCTTCCATTGAGCCATCCCAATCAGCAATATTACCTACTGTCCAAGCGGCTCCCCACTTGAGAGCTATACCCTTTTGTTTGGCAGCAGCAGCCATAGCGTCAGCCAGTTCGTCGTACTTATTTAAAGCCCAAGTTACGTTAGGGCCAATGTAGGCCACCAGATCAACTGCACGGCCCTCTAGATGCTTACTCTTCATAGTTTGTGAGGCACCACTAGCTACCAAGGCTTCCTGCTCCTGTACGGTACGCATACCGCATGTAACACCAAAGTCTACCTTAGTAAGTTCAATAGCAGCTTTTACTACTTCTATTAAATCAGGCTCAATGCCACCAAGTCTTCCTGTGCTACGTGATGATAGTTTAAACGACATTCTTTTTCTCCGCTATGAGCCTTGCTTGCTCTCGTATTTGTTCCTGTTGTTTCTCTAAGTTAGTAAATTGCCTATCAGTCTCACTTAACTGCGGCATCTTTACTACATTACTTTTTTCCAAAGAACTTACTCACTGAACGCATTCCTATGCTGGCACTTACAATACCACCTAATGCAATCTGATACCACTGAGGCATTATCTCTAGTGATGCAAAGCCCTGTGCAACTATGTTGTTGCCCCAATCTCCACAGAAGGCAAGTATAAGAGGAATACTAAATAGTAAAGTAATCCATTCGTCCTTCCATGAGTTCTCAGTAGCTCTCATAGCTTCCAAGTCCCAATCAATTTCACCAGTAAGCTGCTTCTTTTTAATCTCAGCCTCAGTTAATTTGATCTGTGTCTTGCCATCAATGATACTAGTAGCTAGTCCTGTGAGGCTACCTATAAGTTGACCAATCATTTGTGCTTCTCGTTACCTAGCCACACGGCAAAACAACCTGTAAGTGCGCCCATACAAATTGATACTAGTCCCGATTGTTGAATAGATGGGTCAGGCAATGTCATAAACCAGTGAACTGCTTGATAGGTTAATACAGTTACTGCAAGCATCATAATACGTGGCATTAGCTGCCACTTCAGTATACGCTCCATAATAATCTCTGGCATTTACTTCCCCCTATATTTCTTTACTTTTGCTGCAACCTTTTTAGGTTGAGCCACGTGCTGCTTGCCCTGCGCCGTGCCTTTTCGTTTGGCACTTGTTGAAGCAGAATACTCAGCACTAGTAAGAGACTTAATAGCTTTAGCAGGAAGGTATCTTTCACCAGTAGCCTTAGACCCCTGTGTAGAGGGCTTACCACTTTTGGTTCTCCAATCTTGCTTAGTCCACTTATTAAGACTTTTTTGTGACTTGTTTAGTGCCATCAACTTTTGCCTTTGCTTTTTTACTTAGGTCTTTATAGTGAAATAATTTTACACTTGTTTTACTGTGTGCCTTACCAGTATGCAAAGAACCATCAGGCATCTTGTGAGTGCCGCCTTTATGTTCTGTGCCATCTTTCTTATAGTGCTTTACGCCCTTCATGATGTATATCCTCCACCTGCTTTTTTATAACGAGAAGCGACAAGTTGTGCTTTACGGGCCGACCACTGACCGGGCCGACCACCTTTTGATCCAGCTTTAACTGCAGCAAAAATACGCTTACGCTTAGTAGGCTGAGTATAATTACCCGCCGCATTAACTGTACTTGTCGAAGACTTTTTTGATTTCACCACGTGTTATTCCTACATCCCGTAGTCCTGCGTCTGACATATTTACAAGTTGCCAGTACTGTACTCTACGCATTTGCGCCCGTTGAATTGCCTTAATAATATTCTTGAACATAGTATATTCTCCTTATGCTTTACTACAAGGATAGTTATACCATGTTCAAGTTAAAATTTATACAGTTATTAATGCAACCCCGCCATGCACAAAGTACACGGCAAGGAAGTTAGAATTATGATAAGATTACACGTACTAGTGTACTTGAACCACTACCCCGTCTATAGTTTAGAATAGTGGCATTGCCTATTGCTTTAGGTACGACAAGAGTATGTACACCAGCAGGTAACATAATGTCGTTATCTGTAATGTCAGCCTCTGCTGTAGCAAACCCAATGTCTAAAGCGTGACTTGTCTCAATAAGCACCATCTTAGCGTCAGTGCAAACTACGTGTGTAGTAGCAGTGTTACCTAAAGTAACTGCAGTTTCTACAGCCCACCCTAAATTTTCTCCTACTAATGCTGCTTGATCAACCATTGGTTATCCCCCCTTAGACAATACCATAAAGATTAATCAACGAGTAGTCAGTAGTTACGTTGACAATCATAACTGTACCAACTACCTGAATAACATCACCAGCGGCTGGACCTACAGCACCTGCAGCACCCAGAGGTACAGCGTGGTTGCCTACTACAAGAGTACCCGAAGTAAGTACAGTTTGTGGACCTGATACAGCCATCCAACCAAAGTGGGAAGCAGCCATATCAACAACAGTGACACCCATAGTTGCGCCTGTAGTTGTAGCAGCTTGAACAATCAAAGCACTGAGAGGATCAGCAATAAGAGTAATCCGTGTGCTAGAAGAAGCTGTAAGAGCTGTTGCTAAATCATCAT